CTGTCCTGATCGTGAGCGGATATTGTTCGCCTTCCTGCGGGCGGCGATCGGTAAGCCAAGCGATGGCAAGGCCCCCGGAGACGCTGGCTACCCTGTATTCGATGTCTTTCCGGTAGTGTTGCCACTCGAAACCTATTGTTTCAACGATACCCCCCGGATCATCGATCGCGTCGCTATCCCCCGCGCCGCGTGAGACGTAGAGCGTGTTCCGCTCCTCGATCTCTTTGGTCCCTGCCGTAATCTCCCTGTTTTGCGGTGGCGGCAAAACCATCTCTGCCAGATGCCAGTAGCAGTCATACTGAGGATTGACTACCATTTTAAGGACATTGTCCAGGTAGATCCTGACGGTCTGTCCCAGGTATAGGGACAGATCAATCTCCTGCGGCGGGACAGTACCTTTCTTACAGGTAAATTCGGCGAGTTTTATTTTGGAACCATCTATTGTTAGCATGCGCCCTCCTTACGCGATATTGGATATTTCTATGTCAGCCGTCCCACCGGCAAAACCGGTATTGTAGATGGTGACGGTATTCGCCGCGCGACCAACGGATATGTCCCCTACGCTACCATGGGGCACGATGTCGCGGGGCATAAGCTTTACGATATATGATGTGTCCCCCTTGTTGTGCGTTACCGTCACGCCGTCCTGGCCATTCAGGGTCACCGCACCGGAATAAAATACATTGCCATTGCTACCCGCAACGGCCGTCGGCCAGGAAGTGCGGGTTATACCGCCAAGGGTCAATTGGCTAAAATGCCCATTCAAAAACCTTTTGATCGCCGACCCGATGCTCCTGAGAATATCCGTATCAGGGATTATGTCCTCATTTTTCTTGTGGCGGTTTGCAATCTCCGTGTCGAGGGTCTCAAAATTCTGGTCCATGTACGTCTTCCAGTCAGCTCCCGGTGTCCCGGTAGCAGGCTTTTTCAGCTTTATATTTGTAGTTTCTGTGTAGCCCATATCAGTCCTCCTTGCGCAGGGTTAATATACCTGTATGTTTGCCGTATGACTCCTCAACAAAATCAAACTCGTCATTCATGATCCGGACGATATGCTCGCCGCCGTATGGATCCACATAGTAGACCTTGTTTGCCTTGCCGTCCGCCTTCTCGTCATAAAAGGTTTTAAGGGCATCCTTATCGTTTTTTGATAGTTTCAACGGTGTTTCAAAAATCTGCTCTTCCATGCCCTTGTCGTAGACGTAGAGGTCACCACCGTCCGATCGGTCTGTCGGCTGGACTTTTACAAATGGATCCCGGTATGGCCTCAATATGGGCAATACGAGCGTTTCTGTTGGGTTTATTGTCCCTGGGTATCCTAAGATCCCCCGGCCGCTCTCCCACCCCCATACAAACTCGCCCCAGGGGCTTGTTCCCCAGTCTATGGCTCCGCTCATATCGCTACCCCCTTCAATATTCCCTCCCCGTGAGCGTGATTCTGTCGTTTCTCATGGCCTGGCCGCTTCCCGGATAAATATTTATTTTCTGCGCTTCGCAGAGGAGGCTGGCGAGTGGGACAATTGTGACGCCATCGGCAAATTCCAGCTCGGAATTGTCGAGAAAGACCTCGGTTTCCACAAGCTTTTTTCGATCCTTATAGCGGGCAAGGTAGAAATCCCGCAAGTCTTCGGCCATCGTATCGTCAGTCACAAAATCAAACATAAACTGGCCGGGCTTTTCCTTTTCGCCGTAGCGGGCGATAGAGGCGGGGTTGGAGGTTGTCGTTATCTTTCGGTATGCATTATCGCCCGATTTTGTCCAATCCCTGTCATAGAGCAGGCTGATTTTGTTGATCACCTCGTCGAGACGACTGCGGCTTATTCTGGTTGTCGTCTTACCGTCTTCATTCATCCGGATCATGGCGGCCGTGATGGTCTTGTCGGAGGAAATCGAATCGGGGCGATAAAGGAGCTGCGCCAGGCCAAGGGCAAAACGAAAATAGCAACGGCATTGAAAAGCCATGTATGAAAGCCACTCCTTAAGTTTTTTGTAGTCATTGATCACGATCGAAAATTTATATCCATCGGCGGCGAACTGCGCGGCGCTGTCAGTATAAAAATTCGCCGTTGCCCAACCTGCATATGTATAGAGAAAATGCTTAAAGACGTGATCGGGCCGCTCTATGAGGGCATTGGGCGTACCGGTATATGTGCCGGAGGCATCGTCTTTCCAGCCTTCGCCCGAGACGACGATCTCGTCGGCGACGAGCGTATTTGCGGTACTGTTCCCGGAGAGGGTCACCGTGCCGCTTTTTGTCACGGTGCCTGATTTGCTTGCCGACCCGCTTTTGCTGGCGGCCCCGGTCTTGGATGCGGATCTGGTCTTGCTGGCAGACCCGCTTTTGCTGGCAGATCCGGTCTTCGATACTGAGCCGGATTTTGTCAGGGTCGGCGTATAGTAGGCAATCTTTTTTATTTCATAAATAAATGCGTTATTGCTACCTGCCTGGATTTGAGGCCATTCTCCCCACGTAGCCCCGGACTTTGTTATCCTGTACCACCCGCCGGCAGGGGTTATGCTTGACGGGGACCACCCTGATGAAAACGATACCGTACCTCCCTGGGCAGCGGCTTTAACCCATACTTCCGTATTGGTGAGCGTGCCGTAACTCGTAGAGGGCCCCGTAGGCGTCATATGCTGGTTTGCATACAGGGTCGTGTAGTTGTCCTCGTTCCCGTCATAGCAATTCGCCGGATCTGCGAGAGACCCGCCCAAATAACTTAACCCCGTCGGATATTGATTCTTTGACGTTTCCGACGACGTGTAGCCGGTGGTATCGCTCACATCAATTGTATCGGAGACGTCTATCGTATCGCTCACCCCGATCGTATCGGAGACAGATATCGTGTCATTCACCGCTATGGTATCAACGACTGAAATCGCATCATTGATGCTGATCCCATCGTTTACGAGCAGGTCGACGGCCTGGGACACGGTGATATATCCGGGGACAGTAATAACCGCTTTTCCTGCATACCCGGCGAGCTCGCTACCTGTCTGACCTGTATATTTCGTACAGATAGCGGTGATATTAAGCTCAATGTCACCGATGCGGCCGTAGATACTGCCGATGCTTTTTATGGGGTGATCCGCGATGAGATAGACAAAAGTGGTTTTCGTCTCCCAAACCACGGCGCCCTTGAGATGGATTGCCGGGGTTGTGGCATTATACCCTCTCGTAGACGCGGTGATATGGTCGCCGGATATCGTCGTGATGAGAATCTCTTCATCGTCGATCTGTACGACGTCGCCGTTAACAAGGTTGGCTCCATCGCTCACATAAAAATCCGTGACAGAGCTATTGATATTTGATGGCAGGCTCGTCTTGGCCCCGGCGTCAATGGCCCGGGCGGGAACTTTCGTCACATCGCCATATAGAATATTTGCCACCTTGCCAACCTCGTCAGGATCCGCGTCCGGATACGTGCCGAGGTCGATCTTTTCGCCAATATATTTATCCAAGCGCACAGACTGATCTACAAGCTGCAGCGTGTATGTAAGTTCGTCGAGCTTTTCAAAATCGACGATATTACCCACCCACATGGTCTGCGGCGGATCGGTCACCGCACTCAGGCCAATAAACCATAAATAAAGCTCGCAGTCCGTTGTCTCGATGTTGTTATCCTCGCTCCAGAGGATATCCTCGATGTTCGGGTCCGCATCTTGGTTATTGATTATGTCGAGCGAAAAATCCGCCACTTTGGGGGATGCCATATCCCCTGAAATGTCCTCGTCTATCTGCCCCCAGGACTTAACCCAGGGGAGGGTTGTAATACCGCCGTTCCATGCGGCGACAGTGAAAGCGCGGTCGGAGAGATAAATAGTGCCGGAATCAGGAAAGGGACATTTTAGGATCCAGACCGGCGTTGCTCCGGTCTTTCTGTTTTTTTCAGCGGCAAAATTGGCAGGGAAGGATTTCATGCCAATTACTTATTTCTCCGGATCCTTGCACACGACGACGATCGTCCCTCTTCGTGAACCGCCCTCGTTGTTTTCAACGGCATCGAGTAACTCCCTGAGCTTCTTCTGTATTGCTTTCGCGTCAGGACATTTATCGGCCTTCGCGCAATTGATGCAGCAATTCATGTCAAATGACCACATATCAAACCTCCTATGATATCGTTTCCAGCCGCCGCAGCTCATCCCTGATCGGCTTTGCTATTTTTCTCGCGAGAGATCTCGGATCATCGGATTCTCTCGCGATAATCTGTATGGAGGGCAGGGTTACGCTGACCGCGCGGTAGCTCCTGCTGTCGCTGTTTGAGGCCTCGCGGGCGGTTAACACCTGCTCTCCCTGGTGCAGCTTGTAGATCCCTGTCTTCGGTACATACGATGTCCCGGACTGATAAGATCCTTCCTCGGTTCCCGCTTTCCCGACGACCGCCGATAATGCCTTTTCCAGCAACCCGATAGTGGTATTCATCCAGCTATAATCGGCCTTCCCGGCGTATTCCCATAGCGCCCTCTCGCGTGAGATTGAATACAAAAGGCTTATCGCGGAGGTGAAGGCGCTCAGATCCAGGTTATAGGTTGTTTCGCCTGCCAGGCCTTCCAGCAGGCCCATGACCTGTTCGACCTTTTCGGTAATAGGCAGGGTCTCTGACCCGGATGCCGTCATTTTCACGTTCATATTATGGGTTCCCTGCACCATATCGTGCAGTTCCTGTACTTTTCTCTTTGATACTTCTATTGCTGCATTAAATTCCGTCGTATCGATCTTCAGCGACAGCACATCACTTTCCATTTTCTTCAATTTATCGTATTCGGTCCTCAATTTTTCCAGGAGGTTCTGCGTTTCTTCGATCTGCTTCCCTTTCTCCTTCTCGAGCACACTGCCAATACGTTGGATATTCCCGATCGCAGTCTTGGAGGTTTCTTCCGCTGTCTTCCAGATCTCGTTTCCATCCTTGATATCGCCAATCATTGACGCCCATTGCTGCTGGACAGATTGTAATAGCCTGATCTTCTCGTCAGAGTCGAGCGTCAGCGCCATCTTTTCTTTCGCCATCAATTGCTGCACCTGCTCGTTGTATTTTTCTACGGGGTTCATCAATGTTTGTTTGACCTGCGAGACGAGGTCCCCCGAGGTGAGTTTGATGCTGAATAGATCCTGCTGTTTTTTTGTGAGGTCGTCAATGGTCCTCGAATAATCGCTCGCCAGCGTATGATATAATGTTTTCAATGTATTCTTCTGTCTCTCGATAGCCGCGTTTGCTTCTTTCATCGCGGTATTCATGTCCCGTTGAGCCCGTACCATGGCCTGTGTTTTTACCGCGGCATTTTGTGTCTCATTGCCAAGTTTTTTGATTGGTGACCCTATGGTGTCTCCATAGTCGATTCCCTTTACAGGGAAAAGGGTCTCCTGCCAGTATTCCGATACCGATTTACCTCCGAGGGCTTTTGTAGCTTTATTCGCGAGGTCTCCGGCATAATAACCCACGCCGCCGAAGAACGCTGCAAGCAAGGCCATAGGTCCTCCAGCTACAAGGCCGCCCGCAAAAAGCGGGGCAACCGCAGCCGAGATAGATTCGGAGATTTTAGGGGCAGCGGCAGCAGCGGCTACCGCCAGACCGAACATAAACGCATCCCACATCCCTGCTACTTCCACCGCCACGTCCCCGGCGGTACGAAAAACATCCACTGTAGTTTTTATGGCGTTGGCTGCCGCGCTGGCCCACTCCTTAACCCTGCCTGTTTCAAATGCATCTTTAAGCCAGTCTCTTACGTTTTTTGCCTGGGATTTGATCTCTTCCCAAGCTCCAGCTTTGCCTATTAATGATAGAAAATCTCGCCACATGCTTTTTATTTCTTCAATCACACCCTTCCATATAGATTGCATGTTTTGCATCTGTCCGCCAAAACGTTCTTTCATGCCTTCCGCGAGGGCCGCGATGGCCTTTTCTGCGGTGATGCTCTGGTTGCCTATGTCTGCTACTTGTGCCCCCGTAAGACCAAGTTTTTGGCTGAGGATCTCATATGCCGGAACTCCCTGCTCTGCAAGTTGCATGAGTTCTTCAGCACTCACTCGTCCTTTGGCGGATATCTGGCCCAATGCCCGCGCAATCCCTCCAAGTTTATCGGCTCCTCCTCCAAGGGCCGAAGCTGTATCTCCGAGGATTCTCATGGATTCAATTGTTGGGCTTAGCCCATAGGATTTCATCATAATAAACGAGTCCATCACATCTTCTATCTGATATGGGGTTTCACGGGCAAACGTGTTCAGGTCTTCAAAGGTTTTATTCGCCGCCTCCTGGGACTTAAGCAGCGTCTTCAGCGTCGCTATATATTGCTCATTTTTACTATTTACATCGACAAAACTTTCGACAAGTTCTTTTATCTTTTTTGCCCCGTCTTGCACAATATTAAATCCGACCATAGCGGCGAAGAAGTCAACTGCAACTCCCTTCACTTTTTTAAACGCATTTCCCAGGCCTCCCAGCTCCTGTATGGCCCCTTTCGTGCTTTTCCCGACGGCGCTGAAAGCCCCAGATGTCTTGTCTTCCGCTGTCAGGATGATCTTAATTTCAGCCATGATCCTCTCTCCGGTTACGTCCCTGCACCGCCCTTGGGCGCGCTTGGTTTCAACTCCTTTTCAACGCTGGCGAGCAATTCTATATCCCGTCTACTTGCGCCGTATATCTTCAATACGGCCCCCGGGTCTACCAGGCCCTGCAGCGCAACGAGCCTGTCCCTGATCTCCAGGATGCGCCTTTCCGCAGGCCCGATCGGCGGGAGGATACAGCCTTTTTCTGTTTCGCAGTCAGGGGCAACACCATCTTTCTCCCGTATCTCCTCGCATGCCTCGCAGCACACACCAGGGTAATCCATTCTTGCCCTGATGTGCTCTATGAGTTTTTTTCTATCTGTACCCGCTCCCCTTCCATCAACAATTCGATATCCACACAGGTCTCGTTCACAAATCGGGCAAACGCCTGCCATTTACTCATCAGCAGGTCACAGTTTTCCGGCGAATACGGGAAGGGGGCTCCCTTGATGGTAAACCCTTTTTTCCCTGGGCGCGGCCTCCAGTCTTTGACTGCCCGGCGGCCAAGCAGCTTATCGGCGAGCGCGGCATCCATCTCTTCCACTCTCTGGTGTTTACTGAAGCTGATCCTTGTCGCCTTCTTTGATAACTGCTGCAGCTCGTCTCTCGGCACATACTCGAAAAGCACCTCCGCATCCTCGTCAAAGGGCACCCACGCCTGGAATGTTTCTTCGGTCAATACGCCTATATCCATGTTAAACCTCCTGTCAAATCATGGGGTGGAACCCAGGGCCGTCGATCGGGGACCCTGGATTCCGACTCTGTTTTTTCTATGCCAGCGGGTCAGTGGTCCTCTGGTTGATCCCCGTGATCCAGAACGGATCCGTGATCCCAGTCATGCCAGTAGGTGCTGCCACTGCTCCATGTACGACAAATTCAAGCGGCTCTTTAATGATCCCTGCCTCATCTGCCGGATCATCGTTCATAAGCTGCAGGTGCGGAAACTGGAGCATGAACTTCCGGTAATAGGTGGATGCGATCAGTCCGCCAGTAAAGGTTATATCCATCTTTTGCCGGGTATCCCCGCCGAGGATGGCGAGATATGTTGTCCCGGTATGGCGTGGGAATGTGAGTTTCAGGCGTATTTCCGGAGGACCGTCGTTTGTCGGCTCGTCGATCAGCTCCTGCACGTTGCTGCCGGAAGTATACTTGTACCCGCCGGTATATTCCCCCTTCAGTTTCCGCTTTGCGGTCAGCTCAAACGATGCGGGGTATACCTTGTCTCCGTCAGCGAGGGCGGCCCCTGATTGTGTGTTCATCCTGAAGATCCCCTGCGAGTAAAGTGCCCTGTTTGCCTGTTCGGAATAGGTCACGTTTGCAAAGGTCGCAAGGGTATTCGTCGTTGAATTTATAATCTTGTTGTCGCTGATGACATCAAAGATCACTTGGATGGGTTTGCCCACCTCGCCCTTGATGGTAATCCCTGCAATTTTCATTGACGGATGTTCTTCGATATAATTTTTCATGTATTTTGCGAAGGTCCCGAAGAACCCGTCTGTATCTGCCTTCCATTTATAGGTATATGAATAGGCGATCGTTGCCCCTTGTTGTACAGGGGCACCCGCGACCCCCATAAACATAGCGAGCAGAACGTCGAGAGAATCATACCGCACATATGCAGGGATGGTCCCCTCTACCTTTATCGTCCCGAGATTCCCGTCTTTTGAAAAAAATGTCCCGACCGAATCGTCCACTTCAACCGACATGTCCTTTTTGATCGCCGTCGGCAGCACCATGATCCCGTTGCCAGCGCCGCATGCAACCGCGGTACCCCATGCGGCAGCTTTCTTAAATGCCGCCTTAAGCTCTACTCCTGCGACTCCGTATGCCATGGCTTAGTCCTCCTTTTTTGATAGCCTGGAACGTTGAGCTGCGGGCTGAGAACCGCTTTGCTCTTCGCTCTCCCTTTTCTGTTCTGTAATGATTTTTTCAAATACCTCGTTGCCGAAATGCTCATCCTCTATCTCGTATTCCCGGCCCGTCTCGATGTACAGACCGGACATCGCATGTGTGCCGGTCACTAAAGCTTTAACCCTTATACGTGCCATAGACACCTCCTTTATATTGTAGGTGTAAACATCTACTGCACGGATATGCTCAGTTCGCCGTAATGGCAGAGCACTCTCCCGAACCATCTTGTATCAATACGTTCAACCTTCACCGGCCCAGCCATTTCAGCGAGCCCGTCAAGCGTGCTGTTATACCTGAATTTGGTCCGAATGTCCTCTATCTTCCCGTTGAACGTTTTTTCCGATTCGTCACTATCGTTCACCGCCATGTATCCCTTGATCGTATATTCATGTGTGGTGAGCTCCTCTGCGTTGCTGATATATTCAGCCGGGGCCGCTCTCCTGCCGAGCTCCCATCCCAAAATAGTCCCCGTAGCCGGATCTTTAAATAGCTCTATGAACGTTCCCCAATCGGCGGCCCACCTTTCATAATCGTAGACTTTCCCAATGCCTGACACGCTGCTTACCAATCCGTAGATCTTCGCCCTTACGGTTGATTCACTCATTTAATGCCCTCGTTATTGTAAAACCAGCCCGCTGGAAGATTCCCTCTACGTGCGGCCATTCGCTGTCCCACGTGGCCGCAAACATTTCTGCACCCGGGAATCCCTTCCTTCCTATCGAGCGCCGGACGATAAATTCTATTCTCCGGGCCTCCGTCATCGGTATTTGCATTTTGAACATAATCCATTGCAACAGGTACCCTTTAGGAGGCATTGTTTTTCCCGCCGTCCTGCCCTTTTCGATCACTTCGCCGTACTTGCTCTTATGACCCACTACTCCCTTTATCACCGGCGCGCCTTTTTCTTCCACCTCTCCGTGGATGGTTGCCAAAAGGCCTCCTTTTACCCCTCCTACTCCACGTGGGGTATTTTCTCTGACCTTTCGTTCCAAGTATGCCACCGCTTCATACATCGCGCCCAGGAGGGGTCCCCGTATGGTTTCCGGCGCCTTACCTTCGAATATCGTCCCCTTTGTAGAAACAACCGCCTTCAGGTCCATCAGCCTATCTCCTCCTCCTCGCAGATCTCGGGTGCGTCAGCCTGTCAGCCCCCCCGGGATAATTCATCGTCATGTCTGTACAGGCAGCCGCTGCGGGTGTCGTATCGTCCTCTTTTACGCCCATGTGTTCCTTATATAATTTGCGCAATTGCTTCGCCCTGGCTGTTGCCTCCGATGATTTGCTCCGGTAGTTCACAACGTCCGCGTTGATCGTTGAGTCCCCTGTTTGCAAAAAGATATTCGCGAGAATCTCAAGACAATGCGCTGCTGCGAGCTGGTAAAAAGAATAAAGGTCTATGTCCGGAATATCATCGGCCGTGCGGAGCATCGTGTAGGTGACGCGCACACGATCCGTTGCGGCCAGCGTGAAATTAAGCGTCACTATCCCGCTGCGGTCCGTGATGTAATAGTCCTCTTCGTCGAGAACTGTCGGCGGGAAATCCCCTATCGGGTATTCGATGGACCTGACAACGGAGAACTCCGGGGTCCAGCCGGCGGGGAGATTCACCTGGCTCGTGCCGTCGCCGTATATGTCGTCGATGACGGGAAGCGGCTTGATGCGGGAATATTCCATCAGGGCCGCGCTGATGCCGGTTTCGTAATCGTCCGGGTTTGTGAGTTTCCCGGAATCGTCCTTTACGATCGCGATCACCTCGGCCAGGATATCGACAAGTGTGCTCATGCTTCCTCCGGATATTTAGCCAGGCACAGCCCGGCCCATGCGACCGTCACCACCGCTATGGGCACGATCTGCCAGATAAACCACACGCCGGCGCAGATGCATGACGCCAGCAAACCATAGAAGGGCAGCCGGCCGGGGCTTTTCCACCCGCGCCACAAGATATGCCCCAGGGCGGAAAGCAATAGAACAAGCCCGGGGATCCCGGCGGCGAAAAGGATCTCGATGTACTCGTTGTGGGCCTCGAAGTAAAAACGCTCCGGATATCGTTTTGTCTTATAGTACGCCTCTGCATTGCCGGAGGTGATCTTGTTCGCCGTTGCCAGGAACATGCCTTTGTCCTCGACTTCGAGATACAGCCTTTTCCGGTCATCAACGAGCAGTTGCGTCGGTGTGCTGAGCAAGGGCACTACCGTGCAGAATTGCCCGTATCCCCATCCGCGAAAAGGTTTCTGCAGGGCGATGAACGTGCTCTCTTTCCAGGTCTGCACGCGTGAGTTTTTGTGACTCTCCCAGTTGAACGGATCGGCGAACATCACATAACACGCACCGGCGGCGAGCACGAGAACAACAGCCGCAATGCGCACCGTGACGATTTTAATGCGCCTGGATAAACCATAAAAATAAAAATAACGAGGGCGCGCCGACGATAAAAAATAGACAATTCCGACCGCGCCGGCGGCCATCATGCCTGTTGTCGCCTGTGCCATCACGAGCCCCGCCAGCGGGATGGGCGCAAGCCATACCCAGCGGCGCCGGAAAAACGCGGGCAGGCATACCGCCATGAGAGCAGATGTCTCTCCGACGTTGGTCTGCAAGCCGACGATGGTATGACTCCCCCCGTAGACCGGCCGGTACCCTATTGTCAGATCGGCCACCTGCAGGACCTGCCATAACACCGTAGCGATCGCGTACAGGCATATGAGATTGTATATCCTTGTGTTTGACACCGGCACCCGGGACAAAAGATACAGACCTCCGCCGTAAATAACGGCAGTTAGCGCCGCAAGGATCGGGGTCAACGGGTGGGTGTAGAAACATATCGCCGTCCATATCAAAAACAGCCCTGCAGGAAGCGACCGCAATAACAATTGCAGCCCGATGGCGGTCACGATTGCATAAGTAAACGTCATATATCTGTCCAGTCTGGTGTTCCCGCTCGTAGCAAATAAACAGACCCCGGCAAAAAGCGCGATCATCGTCAGGGCATTGATAATACCCCGGGCATTTATAGCGCCGCTCAATTTGTTGTAAGACCAGGGGGAGATCTTCCTCCCCCATCGTCTTATCTGTCTGTTTACGATGCGCATCGTACCGCGCCTACTGCCTCTTTACCGGCACGACTACCGTCAGATCGGTCAGGGACGGGCTGGTGCCTGTCATGTTAAGGATCACGCTGAGCGTGGCCTCATCCGTTATGGACGGCGTTGTGGCCAGCGTACCGTCGGTCACTGTGGCGGAGCTTATTATCTGTACAGGTGTCGTCAACAGTGAAGTGCTGCTCGCCTGCAGGTCCACGGTCTGGCTCGCCACGTTCGACGTCCCTGAAACCGACCTCGCGAATACCGATACAGAGAGCACCCGGTACGGCCAGGGGACCTTAAACTGGATGGGCGTGACGGTTGACGTGAACGTGCCGCTCACATGGAATACCCATGTTTCATATCCTGTGCTTCCCGTCGACGGGTTATCGGTTGCCGCCTGCACCGGTATGCTAAAGGCGAGCAACGCCAGGATCATCATCATTATCAAACTTGCCTTGAATCTTTTCATTGGATAACCTCCTTTTTTTATGCGCGGGGGAGGAAGGGCCGGGGGATAACCTCCGGCCGCCGCCCGTACCCCATGCTGATTTTACACAACCGACTTGTCAAGGCCGCGGTAATCGATCACCTCGACCTCATATTCATGCCGCAT